CTATTATTGACCCACAGGGCCTGCCTCATAAAGAGTTAGAACCTAAGAAACCCCAATCTAGGCCCCCCATTATGGTTGGCTTCGTATTCTTAGGCTTGACAGCAGCTGGGAGTGAGACCTATTATTTGTTTAGTCAAAAGACCGGTCTCGCCTACTACAGCAACTACTGCCACCAATAATAAATTGCACATACCCTACATCATCATATGACTAATAGCTTCGGCGATGGTATTAACGCCTCCGGATATTAGCCCAGCAGGTCCAGGTATAAATGACCCAGCTTGTGATAATGTGCGTATCATACGCAACACGTTCTCCCAAAATTTAGCATTCTCACTACACGGCATTGCAACAGGGAACCTCATTTTCATATTAGAGTACATCTCCATAGCAAGGGGATCATGCTCAGGTGAAACACCTGAAAATTGGAACAGTGAGGAATTTGTATCGGGTTGTAATTCAATACAATTCCACACACGGAATAGTGCTGTATTCACGGCAGCAACTGGAGTACTGATCTTATACACTAATGTATTAACATTACCTAATCCAGTCAATCGATGTGTACCATCAAAATCTAATGAGCTAGCCCCAACCGCATTACTTTGTATATACGTGGGAGCAGAGACAAAATCTTGCCACTCAAAGTCTTGTGTCTTATCAAAGGCAAATGTATAAGCGCCCTTAATGAATGATTCCGAATAGTTGTCACGAGGTACGAGAGTCGTAACCCCCTGTAACCCTTGAATCCGCTTTTGAAGAAAGTTGGGATTAGTAGTTACAGGTGGCCCCACAGCAGTAACTGCCGTGGTGCTTGTCTCGGCCAAGTTTAAATCTACTCGCCACACCTGGATTGATCCAGAAAATTGCATAAAATTAGATGTTGGATATAGTCCAGCAGCTAGGGAAGCATATCTGTATTTAGAGAATTTGTTATCTGAGTCTATGCCTGTCGCTCCAAAATTAGTTTCATAGGTCGGAAATGGTACTCCAACGAACGTAGTGGGGGGAGGCCCTCCAACTGTAGTACTTGTGCCCACAAAGTAGGCATACCCAGGGACGGGCGCTATCAATATATAAGTGTCTAAACCAGCAGCAAAATTTAATGCAGTGGTAAAACAATCCTTTATTGACAGCGTCCGCCCATGAAATTGATCAGGTATACCTTTACCAGGATCTACTGAAAAATCCGGTGACGCAAAAGCACATTTCAAGAAAGCTAACCCATTTTGTGATAACTTAGGTGAACCGAAGTTAAGACGCCCACGGGGTATCCTTGATTGTCGCTGTTGCCGTATACCAACTGGTACCAACGCTCGTGTCGGTCCGGCACTCTTAGCTGCCACCGACTTATTTCCCTTATTGTTATTTTTCTTAACACGCTTTCGAACCATGTTGTATTGAAACCACGTTTCCGAACGACGGCCGTTCGCCTCCCCACTGCTCAAATGTTGTTTCACATTCAGGCATAGGGTCGACAAGCGTACCGGCCTCAAGCTCCAACTGCTCTCCCACAGAAATGTCCCACGCACGTGCATACGATTCTCGACACTCATCGCTAATGTGTCGTGCTTTCGCATGAATTGGTTGTATGTATTCACGCATGGCTTGGTGATGTAAATCAGTGACCATATACTTGCCACTACCACGCTTTATCAATTTAAGTGCAAGGGACTGTGTCACAGGCATACCAGCTGATAGTGCCAACTCACACAGACCCAAACTCTTAAGATACCTTCCAACGACATTGAGGTGATTGCGCTTTACAATCCACGGGGTTCTACTTATCACACGCCTGGGATTTCTAACCATCCTCCAGGCCACACCATCAAAAACAGGACGTGTTTGACAAAACTCAATTTGCTCAAACTCGTAAGCATACTCGACCTTGGCTCGCATTCCACACTGCTCCAAGAATGAGAGATTTAGGAGGCGTACATCGTTTCGTTCGACTATAACAACCGAATCGTCACCATCTACGTATATCGCTCCCTTAATCCCACTCCGCTTTAATGCAATGTTAAGCATACCCACATCTAATACACTATTTCCTAGACCTGTATTCTGATCACCTGAATATCTTGTGCCCCTCGTCCTAAATTTAGTCCCATTACGGGTTCCTCCTATGCAGTCCATTTGCCATTTCAATAACATTCGGAGTTGTTTATCACCTGGATAATACGACTCATACAATCGATGTTCTTGTCTAAGTAACTGTTGCCAACAATGGGCATCAAAATTACTCTGATCGATTAAAATAGCAACAGGATCAACAAATGATTCCCATTTAGTCCTCAGGTCACCAGCGCGTTGTACTAGATTTCGCGACTTACTGATAATCGGTGTTCCGTACCTATCTAACCATTGATACACTTCCTTCTCAATTGGTTGTAAGTACTGTGCTAAGCATAATCCGTACCGCTTTCCTCGATACTGAATACACCTAGGTGGTTTGAACCTATTAGTATGATACTTATCATCCTTCAAAAACATTCGGATTTTAGCATCAAACTTAACCAAGGGCTCTGTGAGTAATGACTCCTGCGCTCTCAAATACTCCCTCCACTTACCAGAACTATAATGTGAGCAAACTGCTGCTTTACTGTTCTTAACCAATGGTACAGGGTCCCCCCTTTGGGCACGATTGATTAACCAATCACCCACCGGGCTACAGTCGCCAACAACAATATCGTCGAAGGCTTGGTGTCTGTAGTTGAGAGCACACTTTTCATTACAAACACAGTTCTTGTGTGTCCATACAATGTCGTTATTCAATTCTTCCTGTGAATAATCAAACAACTTGAATGATCGTCTTGTGCTTTGACAATCACCCGCGCCCACTCTGTTGCTGCAGCCTGGGAGTAACTTATAAGGTAATTTATTATAGTCGCTCATACAGACTGCAGGGACGCTGCGGAATTCCTATTTATTACTAGGCAATTTATCGGGAGCGCCGAATAACTTATTACCAAGTATTCCGTCCCTAATCATCCTAGCTTGTTTATGCCGTGCCATGTTACCCTCTGCATTCCGCAACGACTGTCTGACTTGTTCCTCCAATGGACTAATCTCCATTGCAGCACTGACAGCCGATATGATCATATTGTAGATCTGCTTAGCAGATAACTCAGTACAATCATATTTTGCTAAGTAGATCTTACACTTAGCAGCCATTTGCGATAACATGTTTGACGTTCTTGGCTTGAACGCATACTCCAACCTCAAAAGGTGCACTAAATCACAATCGGCATAATGTGGTGCAACCCTTTGTGGTCTCCGAATAGTCTGGAGAACGTCCCCCCTGTTCTTCATCGTGGAGATGGCTTCAACTACCATCTTCTTGACCGGTTTCACTACCTCTGGGTCATCATCTCGTTCCTTCTTAGCACCAGTATTATGTGGTGCCAGGAACCTACCAGTTGGTGTACTAACTGTAGCCGTGACAGTTGCTGTCACTACCTTACTACTACTCACTGGTGTAGTGGGTGCAGGTGTCATACCCAATAGTGGTAACCCATTATTAGATGCTACCTTACGAGCATCATGGTTCTCACACTCTGGATATGGGCAGTCACCCTCGAACTGCTTATGGGCAATTTTAAAGTGCCTATGTTCATGGGTATACTGCTTACCGCACCAATCACACTTGTGTCTATGCATCCGAGGTGTCAATTCTTGACTCCCCATAACACCTGTAGCAACTGATGATGTCCCCGACGTAGCTGACGGCCCTACTACCGCAGTGATAACACCTAAGTTTGGTGGCTGCGGGGCACGACGCTTCGCTGGTGGAGCGCTGGGCAGAAATTTGTTTACCGTGGGTTTCTCCAACCCCACTTTGTCCATCTTCGGTTTGGACCGGTGTAACCAAGAGTTCAATTTCTGTGGCTGCTTCTGGATGTCGTGTGAGGTACTGCCTGTACTCGAAGCTGTCTCGACCGGCACTATTGCCAACTGAGACACCCCGGGCAATGGTACGCCTAGCCCTAGATGGTTTACCACCTTTGCGGGCTTTGCGACCGTATTGGCCTTGGCCAACTCCCTCTGCAACCTCCTGATTTTCAGCTTCAACTCTCCAACCTCTGAGGATTGCCTCTTGTTGTGATCGGGTTTTCTCCGACCACCCTTTAAGGGCATTTCCCTCTGTTGAACTCCTGCTGATCCCGAAGACTTTGTCAATGATCCCTGGTCTCGCTTTTCCATCTTTAATTGCAAATAATCTTAAAGAATTCAAGTTTAACATAATAACCACGTTATTATAATCACTGTGCTTGTGTCTTTCCACAACTGTCA